TCTGATTTTGCTTTTACAGTAACTGTTAATGGTGGCAACTTTCTTTTAGATGGACAGACTAAACCTGCTATAACTTTATATCGTGGTTTTACTTATACATTTGATGTTTCTAGTAGCACAATTAGTAGTGGTAATCATGTGTTTGCTTTTGCTACAGAAGCTAACGGTGCAAATAATTCAGGGTATACAACTGGTGTTACTTCAAGTGGTACGCAAGGACAACTAAATGCAACGATTTCAATACAAGTAACAGATAGTACTCCTGCAACCTTATATTATTATTGTACTAATCATAGTGGTATGGGTAATACTATCACTATGTCTAATGTACATTATATTATTAAAGATGCACCTATACCTGCAGGTAGTGCCTTACAGTTACTTGATGGTGGTGCAAAAATGGTTGTACAAAATGGTGACAGAATGTTTTTTCAATCAAGCACAGCTTCTAGTTTAGATGTGTGGTTATCAAGAGTGGATACGATTAGTACATAATGCCATATATAGGAAACAAATCAGATACAGCATTTACAAGTTTAGAGAAGCAAGACTTTTCTAATCCTAGTGGTACAAGTCTTACACTTACTCATGCAGTAGCAAATGCTAATGATATTGCATTGTACATAAACAATGTTAGACAAGAGCCTACAGAAGCTTATTCTGCAAGTGGTACAACAGTCACGCTTACTGGTAGTGTGTCTAACTCAGATGACATCTATGTTATTTATTTAGCAAGAGCAGTACAAACAACTGTTCCACCAGATGGATCTGTAACACAAGCAAAACTTTCTTCTGATATTGTTTTAATTCCTACTGGAATGATTGCTCCTTTTGGAATGAGTACTGCACCAACTGGTTGGCTTGAATGTAATGGTGCAGCAGTATCAAGAACTACATATTCAAGTTTATTTTCTAGTGTAGGTACATCACATGGTACTGGTGATGGTTCGTCAACATTTAATGTGCCAGATTTAAGAGGTGAATTTATTAGGGGTTTTGATAATGGCAAAGGCACTGATAGTGGTAGAGCATTTGCATCATCACAAACTGATGGCATACCAAGAATGAGAGGTCAGTTTGGTAATGTTCATGGAAATGCTAGAAGTTTTGTTACAGATTTAGCTGGGTTTACTAATCCTTTTGTTGGAGATGGTACAAGCTCTTATAGAGCATCTATTGAAGCAGTAAGTGGAGATTTTGCTAGAGTTGAGTTTGATTCTGCTCGTGTAATTACAGCATCAGATGATGTAAGACCTAGAAATATAGCATTAATGTATTGCATAAAGACATGAGGAAGATATGGCATTAAGTAAGATACAAGCAGAATCAATGAATTTAGCAGATACCTTTGCTTTCACTGGTACTGTTACTGGTGCAGGAAAACTTGGACAAGTGCTTACACAAACTCCAACAAGTTCACAGATATCTGCAACAAGTAGTTATGTTGATAGTGGTCTAAGTATTAATATTACACCTGCATCTGCTAATAGTAAGATATTAGTTATGGCTGTTCACAACTCGCAAAATTCAGCTACTAATACTGGTGTGCATATTAGATGTTTTAGAGATTCTACACAAATAGGTGGTGGTAGAAGTGATGACTTAGCTTTTTGGGTAGCTAATGCTTACAACCATGATGGGTATCCAGTTATTGTATTAGATTCTCCAAACACAACAAATCAAATTACATATAAAACAGATTTTAAAGCATTTAATGGTGGAACAGCATATTTAAATCATAACTCAACAATGGTACTACAAGAAATATTAGGATAGGCAATGATAACTATACAAGAAGCACTACATGAACTAGGAATAAAAGACTGGGCTATATATGGTGAACCTACTAATGCTACAGAATTTAAATCTATGTTTAAAAAGATTACAGGTGAAGATAAAAATGGTTCAGCTATTTTAAGCAATGATTCAAAAAAGTTTGGAGTTACTTGGTCACAAATTCAAACTAAGTTAACTGAAATGAAAAATGAAAAAGATACAAAAGAAAAAAATAAAAAGACTAATAAAGATTCAGCAATAAAAAAATTAATTAAATTAGGTTTAACTGCTGAAGAAATAACAGCATTGGTAGGTGAATAATGCCTTATGTAGGTAGACAAAATGTTACTGGTGAGTTTATAAAATTAGATGCCATAACTACAAGTGCAACTAATACATTTAACTTACTAAGAAATGGTGCAGCATTTAGTCCTGCTACTGCAGAACAATGTATTGTGTCTGTTAATGGTGTGACACAAGCACCACAAGATGCTTTTAATATATCAGGATCACAGATTGTATTTACTTCTACATTATCTGCCAATGATGTTATTGATTATATCTTAGTTATGGGCAATGCTTTATCAGCAGGTGTGCCTTCAGATGGTAGTGTATCAACTTCAAAGATAGCTGATGGTGCAATAACACAATCAAAATTAGATAGTAATTTAATATTTGTACCAAGTGGCATGATTATGCCTTTTGGTGGAACAGCATCTCCTACTGGATTTTTAGCTTGTGATGGATCAGCTATATCAAGAACAACTTATGCTACTTTATATACTGCTATTGGAACAACTTGGGGTAGTGGTGATGGTGCAAGTACTTTTAATCTTCCTGATTTAAGAGCAATGTTTCTAAGAGGAACTGGTACACATGGTACAGCAGATATGGCAAAAGGAACAGACTTTTCTGCACCTGCTGTTGGTACTATTGAAAATGACCAAATGCAAGATCATAAGCACCAAACTATAATGTCCCCTGGCACTACTTATCAAACATATTCTTCATATGCCATTGGTAATAATTCTTACGGAACAACCTATAATTTTAACACTACTGCACCACAAGAGATAAATTCTCAAGGCACACCTAGAACTGGAGATGAAACAAGACCAGTAAATGCAGCAGTTTTATATGTAATAAAGACATGAGGAAGTTATGGCATTAACAAAATTAAATTTTGGTGGAAGTGGTCAAGGTGCTGTTAGCACACCTTCTGGTGGTATAGTACAAACTGTACAAGGTATTGGTTCTGCTCAACTAAGTCAAACTGGAGAGACTTCTACATATGCTGATGCTGTGTCATTAACTATTACACCTACATCTGCTTCTAATAAAATATTAATAATAGGACATATCAATATTCTTCTTTATGCATCTGTTCGTGTTGATGCAACTGTTCAATTAGGTAGAGATTCTAGTACAGTATTACAACAAAATACAATATACAACTTACATGGAAGTGGCACACTCTATCCTTATACTGCACAAAATTATCCATTTCACTATTTAGATGATGCATACAATACAACTAATCAGTTAACATATAGGATTAAATTTATACAAGGAACATCAAGTGGAACAGTTTATCATTGTCATGCAAATTCTTTAGGCAACTCAAGATTAATTGCTCAAGAGATAAAAGTATAGTGTGGGGTGTAATATTAGATTATATGCCTAGACCATCAGTAACAGAAGTTAAATCACAGATAGATACACATGAAGCTGTGTGTGCAGAAAGATGGAAAGAAACTATCCTTCGTATAAAACGTATTGAGCATATTATGATTGGCACAGCAGGTACAACCATTATCCTTTTAATAGGATTGTTAGTGAGGTAGAGTGGATCCAGCTACTATAGGATTAGCTTTGACTGCAGCATCTAAAGCTTTCGGAGCAATCAAAAAAGGTTTCGCAATCGGTAAAGATATAGAATCTATGGGCAAAGATTTAGGTCGTTGGCTTAGTGCTGTGTCTGACGTAGACAATACTGAAAAGAAAGCTAAGAACCCATCTCTGTTACAAAAGCTATTTAAAGGTGATGACATCAAGACATCTGCTATCGAGGCTTTTACTGCTAAAAAGAAACTTGAAGCACAACGACAAGAACTAAAATCATTTATAAACTTTCACTATGGTGCTAATTCTTGGAATGAGATACTTCACATGGAAGGACAGATACGAAAGCAAAGACAAAAAGAAATCTATGAACGTCAAGAACTTCGTAGAAAGATTGCTGAGTGGATAGGTATTGTATTACTTTGTTGTACTATTATAGGATTTATCGTATTCTTAGCATGGTTATGGAAGGAGAAAAGAGGGTGAAACCTGCTTTTGTTTTATTATGCTACCTTGCAGGTAATCCTGCAGGTACATTACATTTATCAAATGTAAATAACTGTACTTATTTTAAAGAAAGATTAGCCAATCAAACAGTCAAGATTGGTGAACAGACACAGAAATATGACTGTTACTGCAAACTTGTAAACGTCAACAAACAGATGAGGTTATGGTGATACAAGCATTAATTGGTCCTGCCACCAAACTATTAGGCAAATTTATAGAAGACAAAGATACCAAGAATAAACTGGCACATGACATTGCTACTATGGCTGAGAAACATGCACAAGAACTTGCTAAGTCACAGATAGAAGTCAACAAGATGGAAGCACAATCAGGTCATTGGTTTGTTGCAAGTTGGCGACCTTTTATTGGTTGGGTGTGTGGTATCGCTTTGGCATGGCACTTTGTCATAGCGCCCTTTGTTATATTTTTTACTGCTTTGTTTGGTGTCACTATGCCACCATTGCCTGAGTTTGATATGGGTTCATTGATGACTGTGCTGATGGGTATGCTTGGTCTTGGTGGACTTCGTACTTTTGAAAAGTATAAGAAGATTACAAAGTGACAATACCTATATGTGAACGCTGTAAGATTGCAATGATACTTACTGCTATAAAGAATGTATGGAAATGTCCTATGTGTGGTGTAATAGAAAATAGGAGGTTACAATGAACACAGATACTTTTAATGAAATGACAGAAGAAATTAAAGCTGATGAAGGAGTAGTTAATGAAATCTATCTCGATCATCTTGGCTTACCAACTGTAGGTGTTGGTCATCTTATCTGTGAAGATGATCCTGAACACGGACTAGATGTTGGCACACAAGTAGGTGAAGAAAGAGTTGCTGAACTATTTGAAGCAGATTTATATACTTGTGTAGCAGAAACAAAGTTTCTTTATCCACAGTTTGAAGAGCTACCTGCTGAAGTACAAAAGATTCTATGCAATATGATGTTTAATATGGGCAGACCTCGACTATCTCGCTTTCATAAGATGAAGAAAGCTGTAGATTCTAGTGATTGGACAGAGGCTGCAAATCAAATGTTACTCTCGAAGTGGGCAAGACAAGTGCCAAATAGAGCTAATCGTCTTATTGAACGTATGAGAAACATACAGACTTAGTAGATATTCTAGGGTGTAATCATACCAGAGGAGGTGTTTACCCCCTCTGTATGGCTCTTATATCAAGACTTTTTTTACGCATCTTCTCATTGGTAGTGGCAAATCATCAAGATACAGTAATATTTGCAATTACTATACCAATTACGACTATTGCCCATAAACTTTTAGTCTAATTCTTCTATCAGGACTAGTCTTATAGTTATATAACTTTTCAATATTTAAAATAAAATCATTACGACTACCTTGATTGCGTAACAAACCTGAAAAGTTTTTAAGTTTATTATCAAACATACTCCATACAAAAGATGGATCACTTAATGCAGATATCATTGCATGAATAAAAGATTTCTTTCTATAATGCTCAAAGTATTCTCCACAACGTTCTATACATGAAGCAATCTTTTTACCTCTTTCTAAATCATGTATTACAAAGTTGCCTTCCTTAAACATCTGAGTATCATGGCTATTGACATATCCTTTTCCATTTAACATAGCTATAGAATCTGTAACGCTAAATCCATAAGTTCTAACAAACCATTCAAGGCTTAAGTATTCTTTATTCTGTAGCTTACAATGACTGACAAGATATTCCTGCATAGTCCATTTTCTTGCAACAGAATTTAACTTACGAATATCATGTAACTCAAGACCTTCTTTTATTATATAAGGTACTGGTTTACCCAGTACTTTATACGCTTCAAGTCTATGCTGTCCGTCACAGACTTCCATCTTCTCGTTTACTATGATAGGTATTTCTAAATCACGATTATCTATTTCAGCAGATAAACTTTTAACGTGCTTATTAACTATATCTCGATTACCTACAAGGTAAGTAAACTGATCGTAGTTACTAGTAACGTGTATTTTATTTTTATTTATACTATTCATTATGACCTCCAATCATTAATTTTTATAGTACATTACAAGTTGGCTTCTACCCATGCCACCTTTTCTTGTAGTGCCATCACGATAGATTAAACCTTTATTTTCAAGTTGTTTATATCTTGGTGTGATACTACTTTCTCTTGGCATCATAGCTGTGTACTTCTTCCACAGTTGTGTGTCTTCTAAGTAATTAAACACTTGATCGTGTGTTGCACCATTAGCACCATGCTCTTTTACTACAGTTAAAACTAATGACTCTAGTCTATTAGTGTCAACTTTTTCTGCAGCTTCCCATGACGTTTTAGGGTCATGGGTTCTTGCTAAGCCACTAGAAGGGTATTTCGTCTGCGTCATCTATATCTCCTAATACTGATTCATTTTCTATTATAGTTTGATCTCTTGCAGGTTCTTCTACTCTTGGTGTACTGTCACCTATCCGTGCAGATAGAAACTTAGTATTGCCATCTTTAGATACTGTTTTCCAACAAGCAATCCTACGTTTTTCTTGGCTCGGCATAGTAACTGGACCACTAAAGTCAGGTGCTTTTTCATTCAATGACTTGTCATTCTCGTACATAGTACCGACTTTGACATAGACATCTCGTGCTGTACCACCATCAGGTAGTGATGCTTTGACTATAGCAATACGATACTCTGATCCCTCGCTATTGAGTTTGCCTTGTACGAGCAGACTTTCATCTGCTCGTGGTTTGAAAAAACTACCTCTGTCTGTATTATCATAATCCATCATCTTCTCCTTTCATCTTTGGTTTGCTGATTTGGATTGTAGGCTTACTTGCTTCATTACCATCATCATCTTCTGATGG